TTAAGAGCCTTTGTGCAATCAAAACATACATTTGGACATATACCAAAAGAAAAGCGCTTAAAAACGTTTAAAATAGTAAAAGACGATGTTATTATTGAGAATATCAAAACACGAATAGAAGAATGCAGAGAATATTACGATAATTTACTAAACAACTTAAAATGATAACACTTTTAACAATACTTTTAACCCCAGCAATTGTTTGGGGTTGGGTTTGCACTATTGCACTAACTTATAATTACTTAAAAAAATGAAAGTAACGGGAAAAATCCACAACGTGGGAACGCTTAGAAAAGTAAGCGAAAAATTCAAAAGTAAAGACGTAGTATTATTGACGGACGAAAAATTTCCGCAATACATAACAATCCAATTTACACAAGACAAAACCGAGTTGATAACGCAAAATAACGTTGGCGAACAAGTCGAAGTAAGCATTAATTTACGAGGGCGTGAATGGAAAAGTCCACAAGGCGAAATAAAGTATTTCAACACGATTGAAGGTTGGCAAATTAACGCAGTTGAAGGTGCGGTTAAAGAAGTTGCATTGGATTGTTCGGACGATTTACCATTTTAATAAAGTTTACAAGAAAACGAAATAAATTTAGACCGATGTTAATAGACGATTATAATTTACGAGCTTGTTTAATTGAGGCACTAAAAACACGAACACGAAACCAAGTTGTAAAAGAAATAAAAGGTAGAGGGGAAAAATTCCATCAATACAATATAGACCGATTTTTACAAGGTAAAGACGTAAGTTTAGAAACCGCAAAGAAGTTAGACAAGTATATTTACCGATTGAAACTACAATAAGTTTACGCCCCTTTAATTAGGGGTTTTTTATTTAACAAAAGTTTGTTGATAAGATTTTTTGTTACTTGTTGAAAAAATAAACATATATTTGATTAATATTTAAGCAAAGTGAAATTGGAATGGATTAATAAAGTAGTAAAGCACCACAAAGAATGGGTTAAGATAGTTAACTCATTTGGCGAATATTTCTTTGCTGAAGACATAGTGCAAGAAACGTATTTAATGCTTTTGAAATGGAGCAACGAAGAAAAATTATTTACAAACGGAAACTTAAATAAATCTTATGTTTGGTTTGCGCTCAAGAATACTTTTTTACAACACGTTAATAAAGCAAACAAAATGCAAAAAGTAGATTTGGATTCAATAGCGATGTTAGCAGAAGAAACGCCAAACGTAGAAAAACACGAATCATTCAATTGTATATTGAACCAAGTTGAAAACATAGTAGACGATTGGCACTGGTACGACCAAATGTTATTTAACTTATACAAAGATTCCGATATGTCAATGAGAGAAATAAGCAAGGAAACAAATATATCGGTTACGTCTATTTTCCACACGCTCAAATATTGTAAAACACGAATCAAAGAAAACATAGAAGAGAATTACCAAGATTATAAAAACAAAGATTACGAACTTATAAAATAGAAATTATGGCAAAGAAAAAACTAACACAAATTGACATTGAAGAAAATACAATTATCGAACCTACTGGATTAGGAGACACAATCGAAATTGTTTTAGAAAAAACGGGAATAGCAAAAGTAGCCAAATGGTTATTAGGCGAAGATTGCGGTTGCGAAGAACGAAAGGAAAAATTAAATAAACTATTCCCTTACTTAAAACCAAAATGTTTGACCCAGGCGGAATACAAATATTTAACAACAACCAAAGTTTTAGCAAAGAACGTTTTAATTCCAAGCGAACAAAGGGAACTACTTAAAATTTACAACCGTGTCTTTTCACAAAGAAGGCAACCGACAAGTTGCGGAAGTTGTTTACGAGAAGTAGTAAACGGATTAAGCAAAGTTGTAAACGAATACAAAGACGAAAATGAGACTAAGTAACGCAATGGCTTACTTAAATAAAAAGGTTGTAACCGAAGAATGGATAAAAACAAATATGCACCATTTAGAAATTACAAAAGAATTAAAAAAGTTAAAAAGAAAAATGCAATCTGAAAGTAAAACAATCGAGAAATAAACGTGAAAAATGGCTAACGAAGAAAATTTAAAACCTTTTGGTAAAAACAATAATGCTAATCCAAACGGAAGACCAAAAGGTTCAAAGAACCGCAGTACGATAGCACGACAATATTTAGATTTAATTACTAAACATAAGAACGTTCTAACGGGCGAAATAGAATCATTAAGTCAAGAAGAAATGATTACGTTAGCGATGTTAAACAAAGCAAGTAAAGGAGACGTAAACGCATACAAAGCAATAATGGATAGCGCATTTGGAGCGCCTAAACAAACAACCGACACAAACCTAAACGTCTCAGACTTTGACGTAAAAGACTTATTTAAAATTGATAGTATTAAACCCGAAGTTTAATTATTTAGGTAGTGACTCTCGTTACTTTATTGTAACGGGTGGTCGGGGTTCGTCGAAGTCGTATAGCGTTACCACGTTCTTATTATTGCTTACAAAGGAAAGCGGACACGTTGTTTTGTTTACTCGTTACACTTTAGTTAGTGCGGGTATATCAATCATTCCCGAATTCATAGAAAAAATAGAGCTGATGGATATGCAAGAAAATTTTCTTGTAACAAAAGACGAAATAATAAATTTGCAAACGGGTAGCAAAATAATCTTTAAAGGAATTAAAACAAGTTCTGGAACTCAAACGGCAAGCCTTAAATCTTTGCAAGGTGTTACGACTTGGGTACTTGACGAAGCTGAAGAACTAACGGACGAAGACACCTTTGATAAAATAGATTTATCAATTAGGCATAAGACAAAACAAAACCGAGTTATACTTATTCTCAACCCCACGACAAAGGAACATTTTATTTACGACAAGTTTTTTGAAAGCAAAGGAATAGAACAAGGGGCAACGCTAATAAAAAACGATACCACTTACATACATACGACTTACTTAGACAACCTTGAGAATTTATCGGAATCATTTTTAAACCAAGTCGAACATATAAAAACACGAAGACCCGAAAAATACAAGCACACAATTTTAGGGGGTTGGTTGGACAAAGCCGAAGGTGTAATATTTACCAATTGGAAAATCGGACAATTTAGAGAAATAGGAACAAATGTTTACGGACAAGATTACGGATTCAGCGCAGACCCTACGACTTTAGTAAAAACAAACATAGACAAAGCAAACAAAGTTATTTACGTCAAGTTACTATTTTATAAACAAGCATTAACGACAAGTCAAATTGCACGATTGAATTCAGACTTTGCGGAAAAGGATTTAATAGTTGGTGACAACTCAGAACCGAGACTTATAAGCGAACTAAACGCACTTGGTAATAATGTAGTTCCAACAATCAAAGGAGCGGATAGCGTAATTTATGGAATCAGTTTATTACAAGATTATGACTTGGTAATATCAGAAGATAGTATTGATTTGATTAAAGAACTAAACAACTATTCGTGGTTGGAAAAAAAGTCAAAAACACCACAAGATGCGCATAACCACGCCATTGATGCATTGCGTTATGCGGTATCTTACCAATTAGCCAACCCAACAAAAGGTTTATATTTTATAAGATGACAAACGATTTAAACGTAATGATTGCCGTTGTAGAAGAATACATTTACCAACGCAAAGGCGTAAGGGTTAAAATAAATATGAGCAATTCACGAAAGTTTGTATTACATTTTGAAATGCTTTTATACGCTTATGAAATAGCGGTTGCATATAACAATAAACGAAAAACTTAATTATATAAATATGAAATTAGAATTAACCATACCAACAGACTTAAACGAAATTACCTTAGGACAATACCAAAAGTTTATTAAGGTAAAAGAAACAACAACCGACAACGAAATGTTAGCGGAAAAAATGATTCAAATCTTTTGCGATATAGAATTAAAAGAAATTATAAACATTAAATATACCGAAGTTCAAAAGTTAGTTGCTCACTTTAATAAATTGTTTTCAGATACACCGAAGTTTACACCGACATTTAAAATTAAAGATATGGAGTTCGGATTTATTCCCGACCTGCAAAATATAAGTTTTGGCGAATATGTAGACCTTGAGGAAAATTTAAAAAGTTGGGACACTTACCATAAAGCAATGGCGGTAATGTACCGACCAATAAAGTTAAAACGAAAAGACGGACACGAAATTATTAACTATACTGGGACTGCTGAATTTTCAGATTTAATGAAGTTCGCACCGCTCGGAGTTGTGTTAAGTTCGTCGGTTTTTTTTTGGAATTTAGGAAGCGAATTATTACAAAGTACGATAGCTTATTTAGAACAAGAGATAGCGAAGAACCCGAAGGCATTGGAGACTTTAGCGAAGCAACACAATTTTCAAAACAATGGGGTTGGTATCAATCAATTTATGCACTCGCTAAAGGCGATGTCACAAAATTTGACGAAGTTACCGCAATGGGACTACTTAAATGTTTGACCTACTTAACTTTTGAGAAACAAAAAAACGAAATAGAACAACGACAACTTAACAAGTATTTAAAATGATAGGATTTTACACGGCAATAGACAAACTAAAAGCGCACTTTGACGCAGACGCTTTAGTTAACTCAGTAAGCGAAGGAGACATTTTCCAAGTTGATTTAGCTAAACAAACTATTTTCCCACTTGTTCACATTATGGTTAATTCGTGTACGTTTGAAGTAAACGTGTTGCGCTTTAACATTTCTTTAATTGCAATGGATTTAGTAGATATATCGAAGAACGAAAACACGAATGTATATTTAGGCAACGATAATACACAAGACGCTTTAAACTCAACGTTAGCTATCTTAAACCGAGCTTACGATATTATGTTACACGGAAGTTTAGCATACGACCTTTTCCAAATAGACGGAAACCCAACTTGCGAACCTTTTACGGAACGATTCGAAAACTTGTTAAGCGGTTGGACGATGACGTTCGATGTTTTAGTACCAAACGAAATGACGATTTGTTAAAATGGAAAAAGCCGAACAACAAATAATTCTTGAGCAATTTCGGGACTACGTTATACAACAAGCACGAAGCAATTTAAGCAAGTTAAAAAAGAACCACACCCGCAAATTATACGAATCTATTAAAGGCGAAATACAAGTAATGCCAAATTCTTTGCGCTTGTATTTTGATATGGAAGAATACGGATTTTATCAAGACCAAGGGGTTATGGGTGCGGGTGGCGTAAGGTCAACAACAAGCAAGTTTAAAAAGACGAACAACAAGGGCAAAATGTGGAAACAAAAAGGTAAAGGCAGTCCTTTTAGTTTTAAGATAGGAAACAAACCAAGCGTTAAGCATTTTGAACAATGGGCAAACTCAAAGGGGTTAAGTCCGTTCGCAGTTCGTGAAAGTGTTTTTAGACAAGGTATATCAAGGAGTTTATTTTTTACCACGCCTTTCGAAAAAGCATTTAAGAATTTACCCGACGAAATGATTGAAGCGTATGGCTTAGAAGCCGAAGAAACATTTGATACAATAATGAAAGAAAATTTTAAAAACATATAACAATGGCGTTACCTAATCAAGACCACATTTTCGTTCGCAGTCCTTTTATAATCGAAGTTGACGATGCAACGCAAACGGGTTCAAAAGTCGAAATATTTATTTACAAGGCAAACGCCTTACCACCCGCAACACCAACTTACACGTTAAGCAAATTAATACCCGCTTCAAACAACACGGTTACGCTTTATAATCTAAGTCCCTACATTCGGGAAAACATAACGCACCCAACAAGTCCCGACAACGCAAACACGAACTTACAATTAACGCCTTACGAAGAATACACTTTAGTTGATATTTATACTTACAATTTAATTGGCGGTAATTATGTTGCGCAATTTAACGCAACTTACCGAGCGTTTGACGGATTCGGTTATTATGAAACGGGAATTAACCCCGACTATTCTTTTGGACAAGCGGTTGTTTTGTCCGAAGAAATGGATTACAACTATTATTACGACCCCGCTTACCCAACAACGGCTGAAAGTTTAGCGGGAACAATTACGGCTTACTTGCCTATTAATTTTATTGTTGAATACACGGGTTTACAAACGGGAACAATATTTACTTTTTCAGCGACGAGTTCAAGGGCGTTCGATTTTTTTAGAGTTCCGCCATCAATGATTTCGGAAGGTGCAAAAGTTAAATTTTCAACCGCTCCAACACCTTTTTCGTTTACTTTTTGGACTGGATATTTTAGACCCGTTACGGAATGTAAATATGAACCAATAGTTTTGGACTTTATAAATAAATACGGGGGTTGGCAACGGGAAACATTTTTTAAGGCAAGTTTTGAAAATTTAGAAGTTCAAAGCACCCCTTATAATTTTATGATGACAATCGACGCTTTGACTTACGACGTTAAGCAAGGACAAAAACAAATTTTTAACAACAACGGAAATATAAAATACAAAGTGAATTCGGGTTGGGTAGATGAAACTTTTAACGAAAACTTGCAACAACTTTTACTTAGTGAGCGGGTTTTATGGACGAAGGGAAACACGAAACTACCAATAAGAATAAACACGAAAAGCGTTAACAAGGAAAAAAACATAAACAACAAAAAGATAAATTATTCTTTAGATTTTGAAATGGCGTTTGATGTAATAAACAATGTAATTTAATGAAAAGGGAAGTAAGGGTTTTTATCGAAGGGCAACAAATAGATTTATTCAACGACGAAACTATTGAAGTAAATTCGAGCGTTCAAAACATAGCGGATATTTCTAAAACAAGCACGGACTTTTCCCAAGCGTTTACGATTCCAGCGACAACACGAAACAACGCAATCTTTCAGCACTTTTACCAATCGGACGTAGACGGCACTTATAACTTTCAAGAACGAAAAGACGGATATATTGAAATTGATATGACTACGTTTAGACGTGGACGGATTCAGTTAGAAAAGTCAAACGTAAAGAACGGACAAGTTGAAAATTACACGATTACTTTTTACGGGCAATTAACGAGTTTAAAAGATTTATTTGGCGAAGACAAGTTAAGCGACTTGGACTATTCAAGCGTTGACCAAGCCGTAAATTTACCAACGATTCAATTCTTTATTGAAGGTCTTTTAGGATTTACGGACATAGCTTACCCGTTAATTAGTTCTGGAGAATTTTGGAAATATAACGCAACCCCCGCAAGTGGTACGCCCCCGTCTTGGTTTAATTTAGGAACGGCAAGTGAAATAGACACTTTATTAGGAGCAATAGATATAAGCGAACTATTTCCCGCATTAAGGTTGAGTAGAATAATGCAGTTAATAGAGTTGCGTTATGGAATAACTTTTAGTAGTAATTTCTTTTTAACGGACAATTTTAAAAACGCTTACTTGTGGTATAAAAACCGAGACCGCTTCGAAATAATGTCAACGCCTACAACTTTAAACATAACCAACTTTGTAAGTCAAACGGGAACTTTTCCAAACGGGGTTGCAATGTCAACTTTTGTTAGTAACGTAAACAATACAATAAGCATTCAAGCAACAAGTAATGCGGGTTCGGTTGGAGCTTCGCACTCGGTAAAATTAGCTTTAATAACACCTACAATAGTACCTTTTTATGTTGATGTTTATTTGAATGGAAATTTAGTACA